GACTCAATATTGAGACCCGCGCCCATATTGCGTGCATTCAAGAACAGCACATTGTACTTGCCCGCCTTGAACTCCCTCAGGAGCTTCGCAATACGGAGTTGCGACCCATTGAGCATAGAATACTTAATATCTGCAGCGTCCAATGAATCCTCTAGCTTCGTAAAACTTGCATCATACGAGCTAAACATTAAAACACGGGCGTTCGGATTTTCCTTCATAAACTTCACAAAACTATCGTTTTTGTTTAAGAGACTATTTGTCTTGGGAACCTCCTGTGGCTGTGGCTGGGCGGCTGACTCTCCCAACACCTTAATATCCTTAATATTGTCAATACGCGCACGGCACAGCGGGCAACTTGCCACCCGCTTGAGCGACTCGCACAGACACGCAAAACAGAATAGTTGCTGGCAACACGGTGTCACCGCTGTATTTGTTAAATCACAATAACAAATCGGGCACGTCTGTTCTTTCGCACGCTTGAGCCGTTCCTGAATCGCGGAAATACGACTCTCAATCGACGCAATCTTCTGCTCCTGTGCCTCAATCGCCTTATTCTTAAGTGCTTCCGTAGAATACTCTAACGTCTTCTTATATTCGTAGGTCACCTTTGCATTATGGAGTTCCTTCTGTATAGATAATGTCACTGCATCCGTAATCTCCGTTTCCGTATAGGAATTCATTCCCAGGCTTTCCAAAGCACCTGCAACATCACCTGCATTCAGCCGCTCCATCATTTCCCTAGAAATGAAACTATCCAGCACACGAATATTTGTCGGTGTTGCACAAATAATCTTCCGTGTTGTCGTTGTCGGCATCGTAAAACTCGTCTTAATATAATCCTCTGATGAATGAACAATGAGTCGTGCACTCTGGCTGACCGCAGCATTAATTGCTACAGTTGAATGATTTGCCGAAATGCCGCACATGCGCCGTACAATATTTACATGTCGGCACCCAGGAATTTGTAAATAGTGATTATTCTGTAGTTTCTTCACGCGTTCAATAACGTAGGGCGGAGTCTCATCTAGAGGAGTATAGGCGCTCAGTACATTGAAGTACGCTCCGCCTGCAAATACTAAATTCAGCCAACTTGCCGAAATAAACCAATAAAAAAGTCCATTAATATCGTCCCAGTCGGTCGTAATAGCAATACTATCCGCCTCATCAATAAATACCCGTCTCCAAAGAATATTTCGTGGATGATGAATAGCACGAAACGAATTCCACATCGTAGACGATACAAAAAGTGCGTCATATTGTTCTATGGTTTCTAACAAATTAGGTAGTTCGGCTTCCTTCCGCTTTTTAACGAAACAGCACTTCAGCGTCGTATCGTTAGACACATACGTTTCCCACTGTCCCATTAGGGCGTGGGGAATGATAAAAAGGGACGTGCTTACTTCTTTGAGTTTCATTCCTGTACCACTCATTGCCTGGGTACGGGTGCGAAGGAGCCCTACGTCACGTCCATCTCCTAGAATCGAATTTCCTCGTATAATATACTCGTTGTAGAGTGGCGGCGGCGGTGGCATCTTTACTAGGGACAAGGCAGTGAGAGACTTGCCTGACCCTACGCGGTCGCCTAGAATCCCGTAAGAACTATATAGTTTTCCACCGACCGACTCGCCTGCAATAGCATCTACATCAAGTCCGTGTGTCTTAGCGGTTTCTAATCGAAGGGCGGCGGCTAACGCCGACTGCTGATGTAGCAGCAGGGGCGTTTTGAGCCACTGAGGCGTCACGGATTTTGCTGACTCCTCATTTAATTCTTGGCTGTAGAGGGCTTCGAAAAACGACCATAGTTTTCGGCGCGAAATAATGGACATGTTATCTACCGCTTTTTTGCTAGCGGGGTTTAAATCCTATAGGGCGAAATGTTGCGATGGGTCTAAATATTGGCGTGTTTAGATATAAACAAGATGTCTACTGCTTCTGCTTCTGCTGCTGAATGGCCTGGCAAACTAGTCAAATCGGCAACTAAGCCGTTTGTCTCTATCCTAACGCCGACGTACAACCGGCGTAAATTCATTCCGTATCTGATTGCGTGTATCAAGGATCAAACGTATCCTAAGGAGCGTATGGAATGGGTGGTCTTTGACGATGGCTCGGATCCGATTGAGGATTTGCTGCGCCCTGAGTTTCTAACAATGAATATTCAGTATATTAAGTCCGAGACGAAGTTGAGCATTGGTGCGAAACGCAATCGGCTTCACGACGCAGCACGTGGGGAGATATTGGTCTGTATGGATGACGACGACTACTACCCGCCGGAGCGCGTCAATCACGCCGTGATGACGCTAGTGTCGCGCAAGGCGGATTTGGCGGGCTCCACGCGCAATCACGTCTTCTTTCCTGACGACGGTACCATTTGGGAGACCGGTCCTTACGGTGCACAACACGGTACATTTGGCACAATGGCGTTTACGAAGGCGTATGTGCTCGCGAATCGTTGTGACGAATCGCGCGCTTTTGCCGAGGAAATCGAGTTTACGCGAAAATACTCGGTTCCTCTGGTCCAGCTTGAGCCACGTAAGGTAATGCTGGTAATTGCACACGATGGGAATACATTTAATAAGGGAAAACTACGCACTCCTGGAAATCAATTCATACGCATAACGTCGCTAAAACTCAATACATTTGTTCGCAATAAGACTATACGTGATTTTTATAACGGGCTAAAACTCTAGTCTTATTTCTAAGGAGGAAGTAGGAATGGCTTCGTTGTTCGACAAAATGCCCGGTATGAACAACGTACGCAATGCGGCGACTGGCGCCGTGAATAGCGTAAACAAATTAACACCTGGTGGGGGTATAGGCAATGTAATCCTTTACGTATTGCTTATTCTTGTTATTGTTCTCATCTATTTGCTGCTTACGGGTTATAAGTTTTCTTTGAAATCATTTGATATCCGTCCAAAGAAATACAAAGCACTCGATAATGCGCAAGTCTATTGGAAGACTGGTATGAGCGGCGTAACCAATCTTCGTATTACCGAAGATGAAGGGCTTCCCCATGATTTGAATAGTAGATATACTTACCATTTTGATATTTTATTAGCAAATACACGCAACATTTCAAATATAGAGGGACCGTATCGTCATATTTTCCATCGTGGTAGTTCCGAATTATACAAGGATGAGAGTATTGTTGCTCGTGGCGGTGCTACACCACAGTTACCGCCCTACGGCTTACCAAAGCGCCTCAATCCCGGTATATTTTTGGACCCTAACACCAACGATATTATCATATTTGTAGATACAAAATCAAAGAGTGGTGATGTTTACCGCGAATCGGGTCGCATTTCTGATATTCCCCTTGATAAGCCTTTGCGTCTCTCCGTAAGCGTACACGATAAGGTGCTTGAAATTAACCTCAATTGTAAGCTGGAGTTGACAAAGGTACTGGCAGGTGAGCCTAAGACGGTTGAAAATGTTCTCTACGGTCTTTGTGGCAATGCTGCCGCCCAGGCATCTTTACAGAATCTCTTTGTATGGCCTTACGCGCTTGATAACGGAATACTTGTCGATTTCTGTCCTATGCCATTCCCGCCGTTTAACCCACCTGCAGATACTTGTAATATACCAACGGATCCTTCTCTCAAATCAGCTATGGATTCCATCACCGGTGGCATTAATGGTGGAAAGTAACCCTAAATCACTAAAAACATACTTACACTATAAGAGGAATGAATCCCCGATTTATATTTCTTATAGTAGTTCTTCTGATTATTGCAGGAGCTATAGTCTATATACTATATTTTATGCCGAAATCGGATGAAACCACGGTACTTGGTCCCTTTGTCCTAAACGGTATACCGTCCGAGGCGGATAGTTCTGGCTCTAAACTCGAATCTGTATTAACCGCAAGACAGTTATCTACATCACTTAAAAGTAATTTTACAGTTAGTTTCTTTATCTATATGGATAAGTTGAATATGGAGCGTATTCCATTTGCAGGTCCCGAGGGTGAATATAGGTTCAAACCCCTTGTAAAACTCATCGGTGTCGGCGAATTTGTACTCAATCCCGTACATCAAAGAGCACTTTTACGACTCACGCCTCTTGTACCATCTGTAATGAACGGAAAGTTTAAAACGCCTCCGTACGCTGAGATTACCAATGTCATGAATTCCCGATGGAATCAGATTACTATTACTCTTGAAGGACGTTCTATTGATATATACTTGAATTCAAAGCACGCTACATCACTTATACTTGAAAATCTCACATGGACCAATCCTACAGGTATGCTTCTTGAAACGTCTCCGGATTTCTGGGGACAAGCCGGTATGATACAAGCCTGGCCTCGCCGGCTTACAGAGAGTGAGATAGTAGAAAATTACAAACGTGTCACCGACCTACGAGGGAAGCCAAATATCCCGGACGCAAAACCAACATTCAAAAGCATCTGGCAAGAACTGTACAAACTTATGTGTAAAGCTGGCTTCTGTCCGAACAGTGGAAAAGGCTCCCAGGGAAGGCTTAGGACCAATGGACTAGAATATGTAGATTACGAATACGCCTAAAGATTTTTAACAATATAGTTTAGAAGAAGTATGAACGCAGCTAGACAGTTCTATTCGCAAAACTCGCAACTTGTACAGAATGCTATCTATTTGCTAGCGCTTGTCGTTGTCTGCTACCTAATCTACACTTACCTGACGGCGGGCTCCGAGTTAGAGCGCTATGTTATCCAGATAAACATGACAAGTGGAGTATACGGACTTCCAGGCAACACCTCAAGTGCTCTTGTTCCGCAGGGCTCAACTGCGGCTACAACCACTAAGTTCTGTATTAACTACGATGATAGCCAGAAGCCCGACCCGAACTTTATACCCAATCCCCTTGTCCGCATCGTAGAGGGCTCTGATTTCACAATCAGCTGGTGGATGTACATCAGCACGTGGGACGCGAACCAGTCAGGCGTTGTTAAGCCGATTATTGCGGTAACAGACCCCGTTGTCTCTGACCCCATTGCGGGACAGAACGCCGCCTACGTAATGGTTGCGTTCCTCTACCCCAATACCAATATGCTCGGTGTCCGTCTACACACCCGTGGTGTTGCTGCAAGCGAACTCACCTGGCTCACTAACCTTGCCTCAAATGCGACAAGTGCTGCAACAGCGCAGCAGACGTTCAGCAATATGAGCGTAACCCCTGTATGCGATATTAACGATGTTGATATGCAGCGCTGGATTAACTTCACTTGTGTCGTGAGCGGACGTGTGCTCGACGTATACTACGACGGCAAGCTCAACCGTTCTTGCGTTCTTCCGGGCACGGTTGTCGGCTCTCCTTCTGGAAGCGGCAACCAGTATGTATGTACATCTATTGCGGGTGGCTTCAACGGCTTCCTCAATGGCGTGTTCTTCTCTGCCTCAGCGCTCACCCCGGACCGCATCTATGGTCTGTACCAGTCGGGTCCGCAGGGAACTACCAGCATAGTACGTGCTCTCTTCAATATGATAGGCATCAAACTCAATTACAACGGTGGTGGCAACTGGGCGAATTACCTGTAAACCTTGATACAATTCATCAGGATGACGTGCCGGTTTTATAAAACTGGCAGTCTAAATCTAACATTTATGGATTCTCCATTTATAAAACCAATTATAAATAGAGGAAATGGAATCTGTGTCCGGATTTTTGTCAGGCAATGGCTTAGTGCCTCAACTTGCCATTGTCATTCTTACGATGATTGGATTACAGGTTGTAATGGGAATGGTTGAGACGATCAATGATTTTCTAAAAAAGTTGGACCGTCAGGCAGTGGTTCTTTTTGATAACAGCACTGCTACTTCTGTAAGTATTCCCCAGGGACCCGACACCGGCTTCCCTATCTTATATAACAGTCGTGACGAGCAGCAGGGCTCTGCATTCTCGTACTCAATGTTCATATTTATTCACCCCGATACCTTTGAGAACCTCGGTCCCAGTGCCGACCAATGCGGAAATGTATCAGCGCCCGGTGCGTCCACAGGAACCGCCCCCGTGAAGCTCAAGCATATTTTCCACAAGGGCAGCGATACCGGTTTCCCGAATCTTGCACCCGCTGTATTTGTGGAGAGCAACGCCAATAACCTACGCGTCTATATGAATACGATTAATGCCTGGGACAACTATGTAACCGTATCGAATGTACCGGTCGGCAAATGGTTCCACCTTGTTATCCTGCTCAAGGGCACCAATCTAGACGTATATGTCAATGGCAATATTGCTGTCCGTATGAAGCTCACTAAGGTGCCGAAGCTCAACGCTGGTGGATTATATGTAATGAAGAACATGTACTTCCCTGACCAAAAGGGTTACGACCCAGCCATATTTGCGGATTACACGGTTGTAGGTCCGATGAAGGGAATGGTCTCGCGCCTCAAGTATTTCGCCTATGCGCTCAACTACTCGCACATTGACGCACTCTACCGCGAGCGTGCCAATATCTCAACGGTTGTGGCGGCGGCGACCGACCCCAATGCAAACCAGCCTCCCTACTTCTGGGATGACTGGTGGGTCAATAAGTACTAAGCAATCTGCCGGCTTATCGGCTGTTTTTATATGAATTCATCGATGAACTCGTATAAAAATTGGGTGGGGGGCGGGCATAGCGTGCTTAGCGGGCAAACTTGAGTCCGCCCAAGCCGCTGCTAATCTCCAAGAAATTGAGCGTCTCCACAAACGTATAGAGATTGTACGTATAGTTAGCAAGGTACGGAATCGGCTCAACATCTACATCCAACTCTAAACGGTCAATACGACTTGTATTTAGCGTGCCGCTAGGCTGCTCAACCGATGAACCGTTCAAAGAGAAACTGTATACATTCAGTGGCCACATCTCATACTGTGTAGCCTCTCCTAATGCACCATTTACTACTCCATAACCTTTCATATAACGGTAAGGCACATACTGCTTGAAATAATTGTTGTCCTGACTATCGAACAAAGCATTACCGTTGGCTAGGATATACGTATTGAGCAATATATCCCGCTGAATGCCCGCAAGATTGATACCCGTACGACCAATCGGCGCGTTGATTGCACCTGGGTAAGGTGTCGGAGAAAAATACGGTATAATACCCAATGATGCAGCATTTGTACATACCGAATTGGGGTACGTCCAATACGGGCTCGGCGTCACAAATGGACGCTCTGTTCCCATCGTATACATCCAGTTTGTGAGATTTGTACTCTGATTGCGATATGTAAGTGCATCACTGCGGCGGGCAAAATATACAAGACGTGTTGCTATATTATGTACATCCAGTCTATACGTGTTTCGGGTTGTTATACCGTAAAAGGTAAAGTTCTGTACCTGTCGGACATTATAGCGTAGAGTCTTACTTGTAAACATCAGTCGCACATCGTCTTGTAGAAACGTATAGGTCCCCTCTAGTGTAGCATCTAGAGGCCAACCGTCCAATAGCGGAACGGCACCCGAAATATCCGTCAGGAAATACTTCATTGCGCCGCTAATATCCGACACATTACCGCCGTATAAATTGGTCATATTCAATGGGATATTTCCGTAGAGTTGCTGATTCCAAATCTGGGTATATAAGTCAGTTGATGTACCGTCGGGCAAATAGTTCGGTGCAAGCGTCTGAACTCCAGGGCGTACCCGTGCTCCTGACAAATCGAGAATGGTATATAAGTCGCGAATAGGGCGTAACTGAATCGTCACTTCAGAATCGTGGAACTGCAGTGCTACCAGGGGCAGAGCGTTCTCAGAAAAATCGCTAAACCATAGACCAAGAGGAATACGTAGAATACGACCAGGAATAGACGCTGAATTATTTTGCGTTGGAAACGGATTTGTCGTTTTGCCACGCCAGCTGATAACGTTCGGATACCCCTGCCCCGCTGGAACGGTCGGATCTGCATAAATACCATTTGTAGGGTCAAAACATTCTGTAACATCACCGACCATCGCACGCCATTTTGAGTAAGTACCATTATCTTGGTCAAGCAAAGCACGAGCACTGATCCAATCACTATTAAACTGCTGTATTATCTGACCACCAATAGTAAATGTAACCGTTTCAATCATACGAACACCGATTTGACGGACCCATGCAAACTCGTAGGCGCGATCTACAGTGACCTCCTGATTTCCATTGGCATCTAGAATTGGATTTCCGTATTGATCCACTGCGGGTCTTAAGTACGCCTTGCTGAAAATATCGGGTAAGTTAATTCGTAGTACTAAATCGCTCAGAAGGTCGCCTTGACGAGGTATTTTTGCCTTAAGTAGAATCGGCGCATCAGGCAGTAGAAGATTCGGACCATCTAGTGTAATCTGAATCGGCTCCTGGGAAAAGTGCGTATAGCGTTCAAAGGACTTATAAAAATAAGTTGTCTGTGGATTTCCATTAATAATAATATTCTCATTGCCGTAACAAACTAATGACAGTAAGCCGCCCGGCATATCTAATCGGGTAGGGATTATTCCTAAGCACTAAAAGACGCACACTTACTTAGAGGATTATGTCGGTGAATGTTTCTACGAATCTCATTGCCAGCAATAATATAGGATTTACTCCATCTGTTTCAGCTGTTAGCATTCTAGTTGGGGTTATTGTTGTAGTATTGCTTTGTGTCGGGGCAGCGGTCGCATTCAATTCTTATAAACTACATGAAAGTCCATGGTGGTCTGATCGGGCTAAAGCGAACAATGTCTTTTGGGACTGGCTTTCAGCTTTCAGAAGCTCTCCGTCCTTTGGGCAATATGGTAGTTTGAGAGAAGTTCCCAGCGGACTTCAACTCTCTGCACCAGTTCCTGTTATCCCCAGCCCCGTGGAACAAATAGCGTCCCCTTCGCCTCCGCCAGTCGCCTGGTGTTTTGTCGGCGAAGACCTCACCGGTCGTTATTGCGTGAAAGTCCCCTCGGCGGAGTCGTGCGACCGTACCCGTGTATTTAACTCCCAGCAAGACTGCGAATTAAACAACGGAAATGCAATGCCTGCTGGCGTTGTTTCCCCGCACGATGGACGGAAAATGACGCCGTTAAGCTCTGGATTACTTACACCGTGATTGCGGGAATTAATGTAGAATAAACATCACCTATATAACTAGGAAGACCATGAGTTTTAGTCTTGCGAAGTACTTTTTCCAACGTGCCGTTGCTAAAATTACGGATGATAAAGACATGATGCGTGAATTAAGCGACGAACGTAAGGCGGAAAAAAGGGAACGTAATCAGGAACTAAAAGATAAACAAAGGGCACGCAAAGAAGTCCAAAAAGAGAAGAAAAAACGAAATGGTGAGGCTGTAGCTGCTGAAGTAAAACCTGAGGATTTGGAAGGTAGCCTTTGCTTCGGTGATCCTATTCAACTTAATACTAAAAATTTCTTTTCATCCGATTTATTCAATAAGTATTATAACAGAGTTATAGCGGATTCTCAGAAAGCTGATGATCTCAATTATATTTTTGTATCTCTCGATGAAGCGAAAGCCAAATGCCAAAAATCATCTGCACTTTTTCCGACAAAGTGTACTGGAATCTTAATTTATACTAAAACGGAGGAGTTCCATGCAAATGTTATTACAGGAAAAAAAGGTTACGTATCCAAAAGGGAACGTTTTACGCACCCGCTCGAAGATCCGCGTACGGCACGGCGTGGACTTCTAAGCAAGCGTAAAACTAGACAAGTAACACGATATTTAGTATACGATGAGGACCCTAAATTATTAAGTACAGTCAAACCGAATACGAATGCTGCCAGATTCGCAGCAATGAATCCTGTGTTTATCCCTGCACCTGCATGTGCTGCTCTTGCTGCTGCTGCCGCCGCTGGTCCTCCCAAACCGACTATGTGTTTTACTACCACAATTCAACTCGGTCCGACAAACTTCTTCAAGAGCGAGGCGTTTGATAAATGGTTAAAAATGATTCAAACTATAGCTGGTGGACCAAAGGATGTATATTCATTTGATACACTTGAGTTAGCAAAAGCAAAATGTCAGACAATCCGCGATTGTAAAGGAATTTTAGTTGGAAAAGACGGTAGTGGTAGCGGAAAGCCCTTATTTACAATTTATACAGGTGATACAAAATTAGTTAATACAGTTACAAATGGTACAACTGCAAAACTGATTGCATCGCAAAATCCTCAATTCATCCCCGCTATATCCTGTAAGGCTCTTGCAGATGCCGAAGAGCGTAAAACATTCAGCGTAAAACGGATGTTTAGACGTGCCTTCGGTGTAACAATGAATATTTTACACATATTTTTGTTTATTGCCCTTGGTGTCTTTGGCGCGTCCCTAGCAACAAATCTCAACGTATACCGTGGATGGCCTTACCGACTATTATACGCCATATACGGCTTTGTCTTCTTCTTTGTTGTAATACCGTACGTACTGTTGTGGCGTTGGTTGTATCAGAAGAAACGCCCACGCTTCTACGCCCTTATCCCCCTTATCGGCTCACCCATTGAAAACAATCTACTTGCAACTCTCCTCAGCTGGTTCACATTTGAACCGGATGACGAAATGGAATTTTTAGACGGATGCCGCGCGTAAGTACTACTTACCACCGTAGTGCTTGTACGCTAAATAGCCACCAACTCCTAGCCCAATCCCTGCTACTAAATATAGCAATGATTGTGTATTGAAATATGAACCCTGTTGCGCTGCAGCAGCCTCCTTGAAAGAAAATTTTGGCATCGTCGCTAAAAATGCAATAGAAAACACAAACTCGCGCCAAGAAATTTCAGGCTTTCCAAGTTGTTTATTAATCATATTATGCATATCAAATAGCCATCGTATAAGTTTCTGCTTATCTCCTACAATCTCATTGGTTAATGGAGAGTTCTTGAGATTCTCCTTATAATGCTCCTTACATATTGGGCACGGTATCATAAATTGTAGCGACTCAAAGAAGTTGACGACCGCCTTTTGTTCCTCCTCAGTCGGAAACGGCGAATATCCTATTGTTACAATATGCATCGTTGTCCAGAAAATAGGACCCCATACCGCCGGACCCATTCCAATAGGTGGAAAATTATCCTCCTGAGGTGGCGGTGACCCTTTCATATTCTCAGGTAATTCAAGGGACATTCTCCTGTACTCTAATATTTTAACGGGTTTGATTATCCGAAAAAAGTTGGAGAACCTAACTAATGGAGTGCGTAAATTGTGGTAAATTAGGTCATACATTCCGGGATTGTAATGAGCCGGTAATGTCGTTCGGTATTTGTGCTATTAAGTTCTTAGAGGAAGTGCCTCACTATCTTCTTGTTCGCCGACGGGATTCATTATGTTATGTGGAATTCTTGCGAGGAAAATATAAAATGGATAAGATCGACTATATTCATCTACTGATTAATGGGATGACTGTAGAAGAGCGTGGAAGACTATTAATGAAACCGTTTGAAAAACTATGGTCCGATCTTTGGAATGGACAGAACACCCGACAATTCCGAACAGAATTTGAAAATGCTCGTCGTAACTTTGAAAATCTCAAAGCCACCGGTGACCGTAACGGAAAGACAATGGCTCAATATATTTCCACAGCGACCGGCACCTTCACGGATGCCGAATGGGGATTTCCGAAAGGGCGACGTGCTGTTGGCGAAAGGGAAAAGGAGTGTGCATCGCGTGAATTTAAAGAGGAAACCGGCATTCTTCCCAAATTCATTCATATTCTCGATGAGCCTCCCCTTGTCGAAGAATACACTGGCACAAACAATATTCCTTATAAACAAACTTATTTTGTAGCGTGCTGTAAGTCTAACATAATAGCAAGTATTCAGCCAAATAATCATATTATGAAACGTGAAATCGGTGATATTGGTTGGTTCACGTTTGAAGTAGCTATGTCCCGTATTCGTGAATCCAATGTACAGAAGCGTGCCGTGATGACGGACCTTCACCAACGGGTCACGATGGGTGGTCTACGAGCAAAGATAACCACGGCACTGGAGTGGGAGACCAAGTAATTTTCTGCGTTATTAGTAAGATGCCCAATAACGCCAAGCCGAATAATACGAAGAAGAACAAGCCTGCGAATGGCAACAAGCCTGCGAATGCCAACAAGCCTGCGAATGCCAACAAGCCGGCGAATGCCAACAAGCCTGCGAATGCCAACAAGCCGGCGAATGGCAATAAGAAGAATAACACGAAGAATAATAAGCCTGCGAATGGCAATAAGAAGAATAATACGAAGAATAATAAGCCTGCAAATGGAAATAAGAAGAACAATACGGCAAACGCCAATAAGAAGAATACCAATGTGCCAGTAAATAAGGCAAACAACGCAAGCCTCAATAAGGCTGCTAAGCAATTAAATAAGGTAGTTCCTGCAATCAAAAAGGGATTGAATAGTTTGAAAAACAATGACCCGGATAAGTCCGTCTGGAAGGCAACCGCCACATTTTTAGAGGAGCACAATAAGATTATTAAGAACCATAAAAATTCAAAGTCCACCGTAAATTACGTAAATAAGGTCAATGTCTTTGTAAATGCGCGCAAGAATCTATCTGGCAATGCTGCCGCAGCAAACAACGCCAACGAGAATAAGAAGCCTGCTAATAATACTACAAAGAAGAACAACGCCAAGGCGAACAATGCCAAGGCGAACAACGCCAAGGCGAACAATACTACAAAAAAGAACAACGCCAAGGCGAACAATAAGCCCGCAAATACTACAAAGAAGAACAACGCTCCTGCAGCTGCTGCTGCCGCTAGAAAGCGTTGGCGTTCGTGGTGGTAAACGATTTAAATTCGCCCTACAAACAGAGAGAATGGCGACGGCGCCACTTATACAGACACAAGCTCCGCAAAATGCGGAACC